AGATGAGCACGACCTTGAACGTGTTAGCGTCAAAGTCGTGAACGCCGCGCACGAGCTGCTCGGAGAAGTCGTTAAATTTGTTCCAGGCGCTTGTTGCCATCAGCCCACCTCAACGCCGACGATGCGGCCTTTCTCGCGCACAATGCGCTTCGGTTTGGATATTGCCGCAATCGCGGCCTCTGCGTTCTTCTTGTTCGACTCGACGAGCGACTTAATCGCCGACTGGATCTCATCGCTGGCGCTGACGAGCTGCTTAGCGGCGTCGCTAAGGAACTCCTCCGCCGCCTTCAGCTCTCGCATCTGCTCGCTCATCTCGACCATCTCGCCTGCCGCGCGTTGTGCTGCGTTGAACTTCATGGCGGTGTCGATGCGCAAGTTCTCGAGTTCGAGTAGCCGCTTCTCGCGTTCGATTTCGTCCTCCTCGTCCTCTTCCTTCTCCATCTCCTCGCCCTCCCCTACCGCGATCATCAGCGCAGGCGGGCGTTCGGAAGGCATTGCAGGAGCAGGGGAGGGCGCCACACCTTGCAGCTTGGCCAGCTCCGTAGCCGTCTTGGCCTGCGTCAGCTCGGCGTCGGCGATGGTGTTGAGCACGTCCGCGCGCGCCTTCTCCGCCTTCGCCACCGCCTCTTCGGCTGCGGCTTGCAGGTAGATCGCGTTGGGATCGGTCGGCTGCTCCTGACCTGCGAGCGCCGCCATCTCCTCGAGTTCGGTCTCTGTCGGCTTGACGACGCCCATGCTGACCAGGCGCTTGCGGAAGAAGTCGCGCACGTCGGCGATGCCGTCGGCTTCCATGTTCATCATCGAGAGCGCTTGCAATACCTGCTGCGTCTCGGGGTCGGACGTGATAGACATCATGCCGGTGAGGGCGCGCACGGTCGCCGCCTTCTGGCTGGAGCTGGACGGGCCGACATCCGCCACTACGTCGAACTTGGCGCGGGACAAGTCGTTGTCGAGCTCGAGACGCCCCGTCTCCTCGTCCACCCGCGGGCGCATAAGGACAACCTGCTGCATCTCGTTGGCGGAGTCGACGCCCTTCATGGCGCGATCTTCCTCGACGTACACTTCCTGCGCCATCGACAGCCAGATCTCGCCGCAGCGCTTCATCGCCTTGGCGAAGTTCGAGACGTAAATAAACGTCTGGTTGTCCAGCCGCTGCTGGATCATCTCGATAGCTTTGCCCGAGATGTTCGAGACGATCTTATCGCCTTCGCCCTGGTTGCCAAGGATGTCCTGCATATCCACTTCGGTGAGCTGCAAGAGCGCGGCCATCGCGGGCGGAATCTGCGGGCTTCGCGTGTAAGCGACGGGGCCTGCGGCTTGCTGGCTGCCATCGGGCGTCGTGATCGGGTTGATAAGCAGGTACGGATAGTTCTTTAGGTTATCCTCCGCCCACTGGATCTGATGCCCTGCAACCTGCTCCGGCACCATGATCGGCTTCTCGACACTCGAGAGCGCCGAGATCTCGCCGAGCTTGGAGAGCTGCATGTTCTTCAGGCGCTGGGCGTCCTTCGCCAGGCGCACGTGGCCCATGCAGCGCTCAACGTTATCAACAAACCAGCGCTTGCCGAAGACCGGCACGATCGGAATGCACGTGCCTGCGATGTAGCCGCAGTCCTCGAGCACGCGGCCGCCGGAGAGGATGTACTTATGCACGCGACGCTTCTTGATGCGCCGCTGACGTACCTCGGTCGATCCGATGGCGAGCAGCGTTGCTTCCAGCTCCTCGTCCGCGTCGAAGTCCGCCTGCGTGTAGCGCTCCTCGTTGCCGCCGATGTCGCGCCACATGCGCAGCAGCTCGGACACCTCCTCGACGACGTAGTATTCAGCGACATACACCACGTCGGGCGTATCCCAATCGAACTCCGTCTGATGGATCTCCTTCGGCCAGTCGGACGGACTATCGCCGTATTGCGCCTTGTACGCTTTCCTCGTCATGGATGACACGACGAAGCAGTGCTTGGCGTCCGCCTTGTCCTGTCGCTTGGAGTCGAGGTCGAAGAAAACGGACGAGTCAGCGTCATAGATCGGCTCGATCATAATGCGCTGGTGCTCGTTCTCGGGGTCGTACTCGTCCTCGTAGCACGTCCGCAGCCGCCAGGCACCGAAGCCGCCGCCGACCGCCTCCTCGAAGGCGTTGTCGTACGCCTCGTTTGCGACGCTATCCTGCTCGTCCGCACGGAAGAGCATGTCGCAGGTATCAGCGAGGCGATCGTTGATCGCGCCGTCCTTAGCAACAAAGTCGACGGTGACGCGGCTGTTGCGGTACTCGTTGATGATGCGGATGACCGCGAGATGTACCTTGTTGACCTCAAAGCGCGGCTTGTTCTCGAACTGATACCCGAGCGGGCCTTCCCACTGCGCGCCGCTGATCGAGTAGAAGCGCCGATCCTGCAAGCATTGCAGCCGCTCGTCCCGCAAAGCCGACTGGATGTCGTCAAACTGCGACATTGCATCCTGGTGGAGCTTGTCGAGACGCTCGCTCTTTGTCATTCGGACCATTCGGTCACCATCGGTTGGCTATCGGAATCGGCGTCACCACGGCGGGCGTGGCTGAGACCTTCGCCCGGCGCACGCCCTCGAGCGCATATCGTAGCGCATCAATGCAGTGATTGTCGCGGTCGGCGAGAGCAGGTAAGACCATGCCTGTCAACGGGTCCGTCTTGTAGCTGTAGAGCGACAGCTCGTCGATCAGATGCTGGCAGCGCGGGTGAACGACGATATCGAAGCTCTTCAGCCACTCGATGCCTTCCTCGACCGACTTCGGCCCCTTCACCGCGGGCAGTATCTTCGGGAAGCCGTGCCGCCGCATGTGGCTGATGGTCTCGGGCCGCGCCGAGTCCGCGATGATCGGCCAGCGCTCAGCGTCTGGCACCGTCATAAACAGATCGGGCGTGGACGTGATCTCGCACCCGACCATGTATGCCTCGTAATCGACGTACAACGTCCTCCCAGCGATGTAGCAGCGGACCAGCACCGTAGGGTCGACTGCGAAGCCCCAGTCCGCCCCAAGCCGGTGTATGGCGTCTGGCGGGGCCTCGAACTCCTCGATGCGCCAGTTGCGGAACACGCGCGCCTCGCTGTTGGTCAGATACGACCCCATCCAGACGTGGCTGTACTTCTCGGGGTCGCGGGAGCGGTCGTATTCCATCTCGGCCTTCAGCTCATCCGGGAACCACGGGTTGTCCGTGTAGTTAACCTCTCGGATGATCGAGTCGGGCGGCGGAACCTCGCCGCGGAGCAGAGAATCGACGGGATCACTCGCCTGGTTCGGGTTCCAGGTAAACCAAAGCTCGGAGCCGCCCTTCCGCATCGTCGGACGCAGGAGGTCGAGACTGCGCTGACTTAGGCTCTGCGCCTCCTCAACCCACGCGCAATCGTAGCCTTCAAGCGACTTGATGCTGTCCGCCGTGTGGTTCTGCATCCCCTGGAAGATAATCAAGCCGTCGCCGTGCTTCGACTTGATGACCGACTCCTGAACCTCGAAGTACGCGCCCGCGCCCATCTGTTCAATCTTCAGCTCGAGCAGGCGCTTTACCGACTGCGCCAGGCTCTTCTGCACCTCACGCACGCAGACCGTGCGCCGCCGCTGGTCCATCAGATGCGCCTCGACGACCATCTCGGCGAAGAAATGCGACTTTCCAGAACCTCGACCGCCATGCGCGCCCTTGTAGCGGGAGGGTTGCAGGAACGGGAGGCCCCATTCGGGGGTTTGGATCTGAAGGGTGCTCAACGCTTAATCACGCGCTCGATCTTTCGGATCTCAATCGGCGCGCCATCAACGCCCGTGTGCTCGTGGTGCTGAACCTCCTTCCATCGCATCTGCGTCTTGCTCCACCAGATCGCCGCCGCCGTATCGCCGGCCATGACCTTCTGGAACAGCGTCTTTCCGACCTGCCCGTTTGCCTTTGCCTTGCCGGACATCAGCTCCTGAGCGAAGTGCTTGCGCAGCGTGTCGGCGTCGATGCCGTCACGCACGAGCACCGCGATCTGCTCAAAAGGCAAGCCGTAACCTGACAGCGCCTCGACCTGCTTTCTCTCGGCATCAGTCGGCTTAAACGGAGGCTGACCTGCGCCTGGACGCGCTCCGCCGTGCCCGTTTGTCTTTTTTACATCCGAAGTTTCAAGTGTAGGCTTCTTTGTTGCCATTGCTAACCTCCGCGAAAGGTTGTCCAGTTTCTGCGTGTGTTGCTTGCTTGCCAGTGTAGTCCTGCCAGCGCTTGATGATGACGTCGCAATACTTTGGGTCGAGTTCCATCAGGCGTGCCTGGCGGTTGGTTTTCTCGCAGGCGATCAGGGTGCTGCCGGAGCCGCCGAATAGATCAAGGACGATCTGGTCGATCTTGCTGCTGTTGTTGATGGCCCGAGCAGAGAGTTCCACCGGCTTCTGAGTTGGATGAAAGTCGTTTTTCGATTCCTTCTTCAGTTCCCAAACCGTCTTCTCATCTGTCGGCCCAAACCACTGAGGCGTGCATCCATCCTTATATGCGTAAATGCAGGGCTCACAGTTTGGTATGTACTGCGACATGAAAGCGCCGAGGCCGGATTGGACTTTGTACCACTGAATGATGGCTCGGAGCTTCAATGGCAAATCAGCGAACGCCGCAAACGTTTCCACGCTTTTCCCTGAGGCATACCAGACGTAGAAGGCTGCGTGGTCGTAAGTCACCATTGTGGCGACCGAGAGTGCGCCGTAGAACAGCTCCGTCAAGTCATTGCCCTCCAGTGCGTCGTTCTTGATCTGCTGCCGCTTCTTTGCGTTGTGGCCTCCCTCGTAAGCGACGCCATACGGCGGATCAGTAAAAACCATGTCCGCCTTCCCGCCATCCATCAGTTTCTCAACGGCATCAACGCTCGTCGAGTCCCCGCACATCAGGCGGTGCCGCCCAAGCAGCCAAACGTCTCCGAGCCTGGTCACCGGCTCCTCTGGCGGCTCCGGAACCTCGTCCTCGTCAGTCAGCGCCTCGGGCACCTCCTCTGGCGTCAACGCCGCGATCTCCTCCGCGCTGAACCCGGTCAGCTCAACGTCAAACCCGAGCCCTTCAAGCTCACCGAACTCAAGCGCCAAAAGCGACTCATCCCATCCTGCGTTCAGCGCCAGCTTATTGTCCGCGATGACGTAGGCACGCTTCTGGGCGTCGGTCCATCCTGCCGCGACGATGACGGGCACCTCCGCCATGCCGAGTTTACGCGCCGCCATCAGGCGGCCATGCCCTGCAATGACCTGCTCGGTCTCGTCGATCAGGATAGGCGTCGTCCATCCCCATTCTTTGATGCTGGCGGCGATCTGCGCCACCTGGGCGTCGCTATGCGTGCGACTGTTGCGTGCGTACGGAATCAGCTTCTCGACCGCCCGCTGCTCGATCCTTTCAGGGTGTCGCGTCACCGACCACCTCAATCAATTTATCAAGATAATGGCGCGCCTTGTGTAGATCCTGCACGCCGCCCCTGTCCTTCCATCTGGTCACATATTTTACAACATTTCCTTCAAAGAAGCCGAGCTCGTTCGCCGCGATGAAGTCCCACGGCTGCACGGTCTTGCCCTTGTAGTGATCCCCGCCGACCTGGCGGGAGTTGGGGTCGTTGCTCATTATATACTCCGCCATCAGAAATTGTTTTCGAGATTAATCCGCACGAACTTATAAAGATCCGGGCGCTTTGATTTCATTATTGTCGCGTCCTTGTTCCGCGACCGCAGCCTTTGCCCAAACCTGTCCCACCACAACCAATAGTTCGCCTTATTCTCAACGGGAGTATTAGCGAATACCTTCACCGACAAATACCGCCCGGTCGGATCGGTGTTCCTAGTGTAGACGCTCCATTCCGAGCCGTACATCTCGCGCAGCTCGAACGCCTCCTCAAATCCTTCGGGAACATTCCCAGAAAACATCCTCACTTTCTTCCTTCTCCTCCTGCGTAACTTTGTCGCCGCTGCGGTAACAAGTAACAGTAACACACCCCATTTTCATATATGGGGGTGTGATTACGTGTTACCTGTTACCACCGCCTAGCCCCCAACCCATTTACCGTAAATTTATATGCTGTTACCACGTGTTACCGCTCCCCGCCTATTCATCAATTGATAGAACCATCTGTGCCGCCGTGCCGGGGTCCACGACGAGCCATCCACCGGGATGAGACGTGATAATCTCCGCCGCCAGCAGGTTATATATGATGCGTCCGCTGGCGCTCTCCTTGGCGTAGACTTTGGCAGTCGATTCCTTCGTTCCCTCATGGTTGATTAAATACGAAATAATATCTTCCTTTGAAACAAAGGGTTTTCCCTCGATTATCTCTCGATTACCTCGACGCCACGCATTACCCAGACGCCGAATATCTCCCGCCGCCTGGGTCTCCTTCTTTTTTGGTTGTTGCTCCTCCGCTTCTGCCTCGGCGAACACTGCGCCCTTGATCTCCTCGCCGTCCTCATCGAACCAGCCGAGCGCCACGGTCTGCATCTTTCCGTGCAACGGCTGCGGCATTTCCGCGTCTTTCATCTTGGTGCAGGAGATCTCGATAGTGCCGGTCTCCTGCCGTTGAACGAGGATTGAGGAGTCCACGGAGGCCTTCCAGGCGGAGCTCCCGCGGGCGCGTCCTTTGGCATCGACGCTGTTGCCGACGTGGTGAACGATGGCAACGCCTGCTTTGAACACGCTGGAGACGATGCCAAGCTGGCTCAGAAAGCGCCTGGCGTCCTTGCTCGAGTTCTCGTCGTTCTCCATGTGCGCGTTGAGGGTATCGACGATGATGTAAGCCACCTGGTCGTCGTCTGCCACGATATCCCGCACGGCACGGATGATCTGCGACGAGGCGTCGTGCGCGTCGATATCAATGGCCTTGTTGGTGATGAGAAGATCGTCAATGCGATCGACGCCATGGTGGCGGCACCAGGATGCGATGCGCTGGCGCAGGCCGTAGTGCCCCTCGCCGGCGAGATAGACAACGATGCCGGCCTTCGTCTTGAGCCCACGCCACGGCTTGCCGGTGGCGATATGGCAGGCAACGTCGATCATCAGCATCGTCTTTCCGCCGCCAGACTCCCCGAACACCATCGACAGGGCGTTGTCGGGTATCCAGCCTTTCACCACCCACGGCAGCGGGGAGGGTTGCCCGAGATAGGAAGTCGCCCGCGTTAGGTAGTAGTCGGCGCTTTTCGCCCGCTCTTTCGCCAGTATCGCCTCGACCGCCTCCGACCCTATCGCCACGCTCGCCGCCACGTCCGCCTCGGGCTCGTAGCGCGCGACAGAGCGGGCGATCTGGCTGACCTCGCTGGTTGGGAGCGGGATCTCGCAGCGCGTCTCGTTGATGACGGTCAAGGCCGCCAGGATCTCCGCCTCGGCCATGCCGAAGCTGCGCATGGCGCCGCCCAGCGCGGTGAGGCCGCTGTTACGGTTGCCCTGAATGAGATTGCCGTTAGCCGCAGGCACGACGCTTTTGCGCTGCGCCTGCATGGCATTGAGCCATCGGGTCTTGAGCGTCGCAGGCGCAACGCCGTCGAACGGGTCGGACGACGCTTCCCACTCATAGGTGTTGCCGTTGATCTCGGATGGGAATGCCAAGAAATAGCGCCCGTCGCTCAGAAGATCGACGCCCTGCTCGAGCTTGCAGGATCGAACGCCGTCGACGTAGGCGAAAAGCCAATGCTGTCCACCGCCTGCGGTGAGCTGGCACGGCCCGTCGTCGTCATGGTCTCCGTTGGCGTCTAGCCAGTCTCGCCAGCCGTCATTGCCGCCGTTGCGAGGGTCGATGTCGCAGACGATGAGGCCGGAAACGGCGCCCGCTGCGATGCCGACGTTGTAGTCTGGGTTTTCCTGCCACCAGCGACGTATCTGCTCGGGGTCGGTTGTCGCATCGTTGACGCCGTGACGCGTGGCGGGCGTCTTGGCGTTGGGGAGCACGGGCAGAACATGCCAGCCCCAGGATGCATATGCGAGCGCGGCGTCAGCCTTCGTTGTCATTCGTCTCTGCCTTTAGGTCTCCCTTAGACTTGACCTCAAGCTCGTACTGCCGAGCCATTGGCGGGTATTTGCCCCACCGACTGATGACGTGCGGCCAGATGTCGAGCGCCTGGGCAAGCGCCTTCTTGGTTCCGTAGAACTTGATTGCCTCGTCTGTTGTCATCCCTGATTTACCTTTTGTTGAAGCATTTAGGTGTTGACACCATAAGCGAGAGCCTCTAGTATTTCAACCATGCGCGAACGGATTCACCGAAGGCGCAGGAAGGAGAGAAAAATGGAAGAGTTCGTAATCACCAACGAAGCAGACGGCCTCGCGCTCTTCGTGTTCAAGCCCAAGAACCCCAAGTTCGCATGGGGTACCAAGTTTGTTGATACCGACGCCGACGAAGTTATCAACGTGCGCTTGTTCAACGACTACACCAAGGCGGTCGCATACGCCAACGACATCATGAACGTGGGGGCGTAAGCGATGGCCATCCAACTAAAACGCTCCTCCGCCATCGGGCGCTCGGGAGTCAAGCTGCTGGTCTACGGCGCTGCTGGCGCCGGTAAAACGTCGCTCATCCCGACGTTGCCGAAGCCGATCGTGCTCAGCGCCGAAGGCGGTCTGCTCTCGATCGCCGACGCGGATGTTCCGTTCATCGAGATCAAGTCGATTGCTGACCTGCACGAAGCCTACGCTTGGCTCGTCGGCTCTGCCGAGGCGATGGAGTTTGAATCGGTTGCGCTCGACAGCATCAGCGAAATCGCCGAGGTCGTACTAAACGCCGAGAAGAAAGCAACGAAAGACCCGCGCCAAGCATACGGCGCCATGCAGGAGCAGATGGCCGATCTCATTCGCGCCTTCCGCGATCTGCCGGGTCGTCACGTCTACATGAGCGCCAAGCTCGACAAAAGCCAGGATGAGATGGGAAAGATGCTCTACGCCCCGTCGATGCCGGGCAACAAAACCGGGCAGCAGTTGCCGTACTTCTTCGACGAGGTGCTCGCCCTGCGCGTCGAGCGGGATGCGGATGGCAACGCCTACCGCGCGCTGCTCTGCGACGGTGACGGCTCGTGGCTGGCGAAGGACCGCTCTGGAAAACTCGACCAATGGGAAGCGCCTGACTTTTCCGAAATCATCAAGAAGATCATGGGAGGCGCGTAATGAGCATCTTTGCAAACTACAGCGTCGACGACCTCGCCGCCGACTGGCTCGAGGCGAAGCAGACCGAGCGCGCGGCGGTGGAGCATCGGCGCGACATCGAGGACGAGCTGATCCGCCGCCTTGAGATCGCGGCTGACCTCGACGGCACCGAGCGTCGGGAGCTGGATCGTTACGCTCTCAAGATCGTTGGACGCATCGACCGTAAGGTTGACGCCGAGATGGCGCAGGAGCTGGCGGCGGAGCACGGGATCGGTGAGTACCTCTCAACCCTGTTCCGTTGGAAACCCGAGATCATCCTGCGCGCCTGGAGCGCAGCACCAGAGACCGTAACCAACGCGCTTGCACGCGCAATTACCGCGAAGCCGGGACGCCCGAGCTTCAGTATCGAGGAGAAGTGAAATGGCAAGACTAGACATCGGATTTACCGCAGACGAACTCCCGGAAAGCCGTGGTGATTATGAGCCGCTGCCCGAGGGTTGGTATTCGGCCGAGATCGGCGACGCTGAGATCCGCGTCACGAAGGACGGCACCGGCCAGTACATCCGCTGCCGCTACAACATCACCGGACCGACGAAGGCCGGGCGCGTGGTGTTCGGCAACCTCAATATCATGAACAAGTCGCAGAAAGCTGAGGAGATCGGCCGCCAGCAGCTGGGCGAACTGATGCGCTCGGTCGGGATCGGACGCATCGAGGACACGGACCAGCTGATCGGCTGCCCGCTCCAGATTAAGCTGTCCATACGCCCCGCAGAGAACGGCTACGCCGCGCAGAATGAAGTGCGCGGGTTCCGTGCGCCCGAGGGTGCGGCGCCTGCCAAGGCGGCTCCTGCGGCGTCCTCAGCCAAAGCCGCGCCGCCCTGGGCGAAGAAGTAAACGACAGCCCGCGCCGTGCGCGTGGGCTCTCCACTGGAGAG